AATATTAAATGAACCTGTTCCTGCTCCTTCTGCTCCTGTTGTTACAGAAGAATTTTTCACAGAAGGTAGTAGAGCAAGAACAAGATTAAATATAGACTTTAATTCTGTGCCAAGAGCTATTCATTATGAATTAAAGTATCAAGTAGATAACGGTAATTTTCAAACCTTACGATCATTAACACCCGAATTTCAAATACTGGATTCTTTAGAAGGTACTTATAATTTTGAATTAGTTAGTGTTGGTTCAAATCTTGAATCATCAGCAAATCCAACAACTTTTACACATATTGCTGTAGGAAAAAGTGCGATTCCAGGGGATGTAACTGGTCTAACCGCAGAACCTATAAGCGATAAACTTGTAAGATTACGTTGGAATTTATCTGCGGATTTAGACGTTACTCATGGTGGGCGTGTTTATGTAAGACACTCGACAAAAACAGATGGAACTGGAACTTTTTCTAACGCTACTGATCTGATTGAAGCACTTGCAGGAAATACCACAACTGCGGAAGTTCCTTATTTAGAAGGGGAATATATTTTAAAATTCCAAGATGATGGAGGTAGATTTAGTGCAGGAGAGGCAAGTGTTGTAATAGATTTACCTGATAATCTTGCACCTTTAATAGCTTTAACAAGAAGAGAAGATTTAGATGTTCCTAAATTTCAAGGAACAAAAACTAATGTTGCTTTTGATGCTGTAACAAATTCCTTAAACCTCGCTGGTGTAGGTCAGTTTGATGCTATTACAAATTTTGACGCAGTTAGTTCCTTAGATGATATTGGAGGTATTGCTCCATTAGGTACATACGAATTTGGTGGTGCACCAGGGACATCTTTCTTGGATTTAGGTGGGGTGTTTAGTCTTGATTTAAAACGTCATTTTCTTACAGAAGCATTTTTCCCATCAGATTTATTTGATTCAATTTCAGATATAGATGCAAGAGTAGATTTTGATGGACTTACAGCTACTAAAGTAAATGCTGAAATGTTAGTTGCAGTTACTCAGGATAATCCCTCCTCTGGATCGCCTACATATACAGCGTTCCAAACATTTGCTAACGGAACTTATAAAGGTAGAGGATTTAAGTTTAAAGTTAATTTAACAAGTGATGATCCCGACCAAGACATAAAAGTATCTCAATTAGGTTATACAGCTTCGTTCCAAAGAAGAACTGAACAAAGTACAACTACTATTTCATCTGGAGCAGGAGCAAAGGCTGTTACATTTACAGATTCTTTCTTTACTGGAACTTCTGCAATAGGTGGTGTAAATTCAAATTTACCTTCAATCGGAATAACTGCACAGAACATGGCAAGTGGCGATTTCTTTGAATTATCTAATATTAGTGGTACAGGATTTACTGTTCATTTTAAAAATTCATCAAATGCTTCGATTGATAGAAATTTCACTTATCAGGCTGTCGGATTTGGTAAGGGATGATAAAATAAAATAAAATATTACCGAAATGGCAAGAGTCAACAGTACAACCAAAGAAACAGGTAATAATTTTAATGTAGCTAATGGAACGGGTGCTCAAGTCCGTGCAGGGATAAATGATATTTTTACAGCCCTAAGAACAATAAATTCTGCTAGTGGAGATCCATCAGGTGATGCAAATGTAGTACAGTTTCAGCCACATATAGATTCATCTACTAATTTACTAAAAATTTGTACTTCTGTATCTTCTGGCACTGGTACGTTTACAACTATTGGAAATATTACACAGGCTAATTTAGGTCTAGCTCCAGTTGCAGGAGCGACATTTACAGGAGATGTTGTTCATAATTACACTACAGCCTTACAAATACCTGTTGGAACGACAGCACAAAGACCTGGTTCGCCTTCAACTGGAGATTTTAGATGGAATAGCACGTTAGGAAGTGCTGAAATATATAATGGTTCTGCTTTTGCTGCTGTAGGTGGAGGTGCTGGAGCTACTGGAGGAGGTAGTGATGAAGTATTTTTTGAATCGGATCAAGCAGTTACAACATCTTACACTTTATCAACTGGAAAACACGCACACACAGTTAGTCCTACAATAAATTCAGGTGTAACTGTAACTGTGCCATCTGGTGCAATTCTTGTTATTCTTTAATTATGGCTTTAAACATTAACGGCACTACTGGTATTTCTGGAGTTGATGGATCAGTTTCCGCACCAGCATTAACAGGAACAGATAGCAATACTGGTATAACATTTCCTTCTGCTGACACTATCAAGTTTTCGACTGGTGGTGTTGAGAGGATGGCTATAACAAATAGCGGTGTTACTGGTGTTGGTGGTGGCATCACAATGTCCGACCAATGGAGACTAACTACAACATATAGTGTACCTAACGCTTCAGATACTTATATAACCTCTAATTGGGAGAGAGTCGATTCAGATGGTTTTGGGCAACTTGGTACAGGGATGACAGAATCTTCTGGTGAATTCACATTCCCATCAACAGGAATTTATTTAATTACTTGGCACGTAGATGCTTATGCAAGTTCAGGAGCTTTGCCAAGAGGAATGAATAGGATATACACAGCAACTGATGGCTCTAGTTATGGATGGGCTGCTAATGCTAATTGCACAATGGCTTCAGGTGGTTATTCGACAACAGATGCTCTTTTTCAATTTGATGTAACAAATACTTCTACACATAAGGTAAAGTTTTTAGTTTATTATCAAGCTGCTGGTGTTCAAATGGTAGGTAACACTAATTCAAATCAAACATATGCAACTTTTACTCGTTTAGGAGATACATAATGGATTTTTCTACAGGCAGAGCAAACCACATAGAAGATTATCTAGTTACTGTCAGAACAGGACAATGGTTTGGCTGGAGTGATTCTAAAAATAAAATCTATGCAAACCTTATTGTACATGATGGTGGTTCTAAACCTACTGAAACTGATTGTACTAATGGATTAAAAGCATTACAAGACGCTTGGGATTTAGAAAATGATTCATATAAATCACAACGTAAAGCAGAATATCCTTCTATTGAAGATCAGCTTGATGACATCTATCATAATGGTATAGATGCTTGGAAAGCCACTATCAAAACAACTAAAGACAAATATCCTAAGCCATGACAGCAAAGATTAAACTAAACGCAGCATCAGGTGGTGGGTCTATATCAATAAACGCTCCATCATCAGCAGGAAGTGATACTGACTTATTAGACACAAGTGGCAATCTTTCTTTAACAGGTAATTGTAAAGTTGGAACGATTACAGACACAAGTGGAAATAATAGTTCTACAACTGAGCAAATTTTTCAAGGTAGAGCTAGAGTTTGGTGGAATTACAATCAAGATGGAAGTCCTGCTGCAATAAGAGATAGTTATAGAGTTTCTTCAATAACAGATAATGCTACTGGAAAATATACAGTTAACTTTCAAGATACTTTAACTGATCCTTGTGGTGCTGTATCTGCTTCATTTGACGCTGATGCTTTTAATACAAGTTATTCAGACGTAGCAACACCTTATATTTCTAATACTGCCTGTCAAGTTATAACTCCAAATATGGAAGGTGTACCTTATGGTGGGTTACATGACTGCGATTATGGTTATGGAGTTATTTTTTCTGACGATTAATTATGGCAAATTCTGATAAAAGATTTATTTACACTAATGATGATGGAAGTATCAGTATTGTTTGCCCTGCTGATAATACAGAATTAACTTTAGATCAAATAAAAGCTAAGGATTGTCCTAATGGCAAGACAGTTTATACTGTAGATAAATCTGATATTCCTACTGATAGGACTTTCAGAGATGCTTGGACTTATACGGAGTAAATTATGGGATTTGGTATTGATATGGCAAAAGCCAGAGAAATTCATAAAAATAAAATTAGAAAGGCAAGAGTATCTAAATTTGCAGAACTTGATGTTGAGTTTCAAAAAGCTCTTGAAACATCATCTAGTACAACTGATATAGTTAATAAGAAGCAAGCATTAAGAGATGCCCCTGCTAATTCTGCTATTGAAGCTGCCTCCGATACAGATGCACTCAAAGCACAATGGGATAGCTCTATTCTTGGAGATTCTCCTTATAGTTAATTATGTCAGAGATCAAAGTAAATTCGATAAAAGGGGTAGGAGCCAGTAGTGCTGCTATTACTGTCAACAATACTGATGGAACGTGTACTGCCAATCTTACAAACAGAACTAACAAAAATTTGGTCATCAACGGAGCGCAACTTATAGCCCAACGCGGAACGTCATATGATTCTTCTGGTTATCAAACTGTAGATAGATTTCTAATATCTTCAGGAGGAGTTAATGAAGCACCCATGCAAGCACAAGTTGATGTTGCTTCTGGAACTACTCCTTACACTTTAGGCTTTAGAAAAGCATTCAGATTAACAAACGGAAACCAAACAAGTGGTGCCGGTGCGGCTGATTATCTAATTATCAGAACAATTTTAGAAGCACAAGATATAGCAAATAGTGGTTGGAATTATCTGTCTAGTTCAAGTAATGTAACTTTATCTTTTTGGGTTAAATCAAGTGTTGCACAAAATTTTTATGGTAGTCTTCGAACAATAGATGGTACTGGATATAATTACCCTTTTGAAACTGGTTCTTTGTCAGCCGATACTTGGACAAAAATAACAAAAACAATTCCCGGAAATGCTAATTTAACTTTTAATAATGATAATGGTGCAGGGTTATATATTAGTTTTATGCCTTTTTTTGGAACAGATTATACAGCTTCTAGTGTTACTTTAAACCAATGGGCTACATATAACTTATCGACTCAACAGCCAGATAACACCTCAACATGGTACACAACAAATGATGCGACATTTGAAATTACAGGAGTTCAGCTAGAAGTAGGCAGCGTGGCAACAGATTTTGAGCATTTGAGTTTTGCAGATGAATTGAGAAGGTGTGAAAGATATTATCAACTCATTGCACCGTCTGTTGCAGAAGCACTTATTTCTGACACACATGATTATGATAATACTACTTATTTTACTGTTGACTTACACACAGTAATGAGAGCTAACCCTACACTTGTAGTTGGTAATCATACAGATGCTTTTCGTCTATATGGAAGTAACCCTCGAAATGTAAACACTTTTAGTGTTAATACTGGAGTTACAACTACTTCAAAAATACTGTTATACGCAACTGGAGGTTCGACTGGTGCTGTTGGTTTTGCTCGTATATTTAAAAATACTAGCGGAAACCAAAGTGGCGGCACTTATGCAATACTAGCAGTTAGTTCTGAATTATAATTATGGCATTTCCAACAAACCCAATTTATAAATTAGTAGAACACACATTTGACGGTGTTACTAGCAAAAGTATTTTAAAAGCCGAGGCAAATAATATAAGATTGCAATTTGGATATGACGAAGAAAACACCGACTACCAAGAATACCTCGCTTGGAAAGCTATAGATGGTAACGAACCCGAAGCTGCTGATTAATTAACCTTTTCTTGCATTTGTCTTGTCATTAACCCCATAGTGACGTAGAGAGGGGATAGGGCTACAATAAGCAGTAATACAAGCACACTTGAAAAAGATAGTGCTTTCAAAATTGCAAATTTAATCATGTTTACAAAAATAACACAAGCATTATCTATTCTCTCATTCTTGTTATCTGCGTCAATGGCTGGAGGTGGTTACTTCGCATACAGATACTTTTCTTCGCCACAGTTTAAAACAAAAGTTATGAACGAAGTTATGCAAGAGGTGCAAAAAATATTACCAGGCCAAATACAAAAAAAACTTCCTAAAGTAACAGGTAAATCACTACCTTTATAAGTGGAGATACAAGAAATAGGTATTCCAGAAATAGTAATACCTAATGTCTATATTCCACCAGTAGTCTTACCTTCCTTTGATGTTCTTAATGTAGAAACTGTAGGCTGTACATATTATCACCGAGACACTAGAAATACAGGTAATAGAAACCTTATAATAGATGACCCCAATGGAGTAACAAGTAACTGTCCTTATCCATCATTCATACCAATAAATTTTCAACCAGATCAATTAATAATTACAGAACAAGCTGCACCTGTAGAGAAAGAACCTGATAAATTACCAGAAGGGAAACCACCCAAAGCAGAAATACCAAAAGATAAAAAAGAAGAACCTGTCATTCCTGATTGTCCTGGTAAAAATGATAGAAGGGTAGGAGAGTTTACATCAGAATTGCGAACAGAACGTGTGAAAGAGTATAAAAGAGGTGATGATGGGATAGAGTGCATCACAATTTATGAAGACGTTCCGTTTATCGACCAATACATACCTACACCTAGCACTATTGTCTCTACTGCTGTTATTGCTAGTGTGGCTGCGACTACACCTATTATTCTCAACCTTGTAAAACCTATTGTTAAAAATCTAATTAAGAAACTTACTTCTCGGAAGTCAAAGAATGAGAGTGAGGAATAACTTGATTTGGTGGCACTGTAACCTTTATACCTTCACAGATTCTTGCATACTTTCCAGTAAAAGTAACACCTAAAACTGCTTGCTCGCCACAGACCTTTAAACGAAACAGAGCAAGCTCTAATTCCATCTTCTTGTGCAATAGTTCTTGATTCTTTATATTAACCTCTGTAGCCTTTTGACATAGATATGGTGACTTTCCTAAAGGAACAGTTATCTGTGCAGAAATTCCATAATTTAAGTTGTAGTTATCCTTTTCAAATCTAGGTGTTTCCTGTACATACTTAATAGCACCTGTATCTTCGTCATATATATTCTGTCTTGTCATTGTCTCTATAGGTCTATTAAAACTCCACGCATCAGTTACATAAGGTGTAATTGTAAGACTAGGAGAACTACAAACAATACCTTGTGACATACGGAACTGTGGTGTTGATTGTGGTGCAATCATGGTGGCATTGTTATTTACCGTTCCCTGTGCGTTACTAGATGGACTTGCTACGGTTGTATTAGCTAAAACCTTTGAAGGACAAAGCATTAGAGCTATTGCCCAAAGGTACTTTCTACAGTTACGGTTGTAGTTGTATTTATTGTTCTGCTTATATTGGTGATTGTATCGAGTCCTGGAGCTATGATTGTTTCCTGTAGAGAAAATGGAGAACCTTCTGTTACTATCTGCCATCTAGGAACAGTCTCCAATGTAGGGCTAGTAAATGAAAAATTGACGTTATTGATGGTTTGAGTAGCGTCTTGTGATGGTGTTGGATTGATATAACCATTTGCATCATTGCTTTTTATATTATTGCCACTGGCAGAATATGTATATCCAGTTCGATACTGATAGCTTGAAATTGTTTCATTAATAATACTCTGGGATGTAGAATTAGTAGTTTGACTACCTGTACGAAAGGTAGGCACAATAGGATTTGCAAGAGTTCTTGCAGGTATTAATATTATTATTAGCAAAAACCATTTAGTCAATGGTAATAGTAACAGTTGTTTGTCCAATACAGCTAGTACCACTACCACCTGCTGTACAAGTATGAACTCCGCTGGATAAGCTGGTCATACCTAAACTGCCTGCTGTACCACCTGATCCCACTGTTGTCTGTCCTCCAAGATGAGGTAAAGCAGAGATACCTGATGATGGTGTTATAGCAGATGGTGTAGCATCACCTACTGTCAGTGATTCAGTTAAAGAAAAAGCAGAACCAGCACTTGTAATAGCCTTATCAGTCTGTATTAAAGCTGGAACTGAATCGGTCAACGATCCAACATTCAAGCCACCGATAGCTCCAGAGGTTGTAGATCCACCAGAAGTAACTGAAGGTGTAATATTATTACCTGATAATGAATAAGTCGTTCCAAGCTTATTTGTGACGCTATATGGCATATCTACAGTAATCTGTGCAGAGGTTGTGAACTTTTGAGTTATGTCTGCGTAAGAAGCAGGACTAAAAGCTAAAAGTAATAATGGGATTAGTTTTTTCATTTGATTCCTACGTTAGTGTCTTTGTTGTCAACTATATTAACTTTACCTTTTGACTTCTTATTGTCACCGTTGCCGCTTTTTTTGATATTTAAACCGTACTGGGCTGTTACAGCACTTAGCAATCCAGCCGCAAAGGTGGTATCAATTTGCCTTGTAGGGTTTGGATTGAAATACGACCAAGAAATAACCCCCAAACTCCAAAAAAGTATAATCATCTGAACCACGTTGGCAATCAGACTATTACCTTCTTTTTCTTCCTGATCTTCCATATTAAAAAAACTGCCTTAGTGTGTGAGGAGTAAGCTGTTGACCACTGCTTATCTAGGCAGCAATGTGCCAAACTTAGCAAATATTGGTATGTTTGGAAAGTAACACAATAGTAATTATGCTCAAACTCTTAAAACCAATACTACTAAAGTTCTTTACTACAACTGCTGTAAAGAGATTAGTAGTTGATCTTCTTCGTGCAATCTGTAAGCAGACCTCAAATACTCTTGATGACAGGGCTGTTGATATGTTGGAGCAACAGTTGTTTCCCAAGATGAACTGACATGAACAGTAAAGAGTTCTTTAAGATACTTATTGGTGAACCACCTCTTGAAGTTGAGTTGGAAATAGAAATGAAATGTAGAGAAGTGGAAGAACTACCAGAAAGTATTATGAAAGCATATTGTTTTGCTTTAGTAAAAGAAAACAAAATGCAAAATTTACTTATCATGGCAGCAATGCAACGTATTACTGACACAGAACTTAAGTTATTAAGAACTGAAATGGCTCTTCATCATTACAAAAATAACTTAAAACCAAAAAAGAAATACAAGAAAAAAACAAATTTACTCGACAGAATCAAGGCTATGTTGGGCATGCTCAGATGACCTATTATCTTCCCATAACACCTTGTAGTAATACATTTTAGTACCTACTGAATTTTTTCTTTCTATCATTTCAGTAATATTTCCATACTTTTTTTTATATGTATTAGCTATAGCAGAATAATTCTTTCTCGATACACGATCATTGATCTGAAATCTTTGTCCGATTAGCTTATTAGGCATAATTTTCTAAAACAAGGTATATTAGTTTCAAAACCAATTCTAATTATGGGAAAAGAAAAAAAGTTAGAATTATTAGAAAATCTTCAAACTGTTCTGATACAAGAACTATTAGGTAAGATAAAATGTGGTGAAGCAAAACCAGGAGATCTTAACGTAGCTAGACAACTATTAAAAGATAATGGCATAGAGTGCATACCAACAGAGAAGAATCCTATGGAAGACTTGATGTCAAACCTGCCAGACCTTGATGTAATACCTGCACTAGAAAGATAACCTTGAAAGTTCTTGTGGCCTGTGAATATTCGGGTAGAACTCGTGACGCTTTTTTAGCACTAGGACATGATGCCATGAGTTGTGATCTGTTACCGACAGATGCACCAGGACCTCATTATCAAGGTGATGTAAGAGATATTTTAAATGATGGATTTGATTTAATGATTGCACACCCTAGTTGCCAGCACCTTGCGGTATCAGGTGCAAAGCATTTCTGGCGAAAAGAAAAAGAACAGAAAGAATCTCTTGATTTTGTAAGAACACTTATGAATTGCAATATTCCAAGATGGTGTATAGAAAACCCTGTAAGTGTAATAGGATCAAGAATAAGACCTGCTGATCAGATAATTCAACCATACGAACATGGTGATCCATTTCAAAAATCTACCTGTTTATGGTTAAAAAATTTACCATTATTGAAACCTACAAAGATAGTTGATAAAGGTGAGTTTTATGTATCTCCAAGTGGTAAAAAAATGCCTGATTGGTTTAGCAAAAATAAATCCTGGAAAGTCAGGTCTACTACGTTTCAAGGTATAGCAAACGCATTTGCTTCTCAATTTGGTAATGAAAATAATTTACCAGTACCAGTAGAACAATTATCTCTATTTAAACAATATGCAACCGCTTCCTGAGAAACTACAAGATTTTAGATACTTTCTAATAATAACTTGGCGACATCTTAACCTGCCTGACCCTACACCAGTTCAATTAGACATAGCTGAGTATTTACAACATGGCCCTCGTAGAAAGATCATACAAGCCTTTAGAGGTGTAGGTAAAAGTTGGATTACATCCACCTACGTTGTATGGAAACTACGGATGAATCCACAATTAAAGTTTCTTGTTGTCTCTGCCAGTAAGGATAGAGCAGATAACTTCTCTACTTTTACTATGAGATTGATCAATGAGATGCCTGTACTTGCTCCATTACGACCAGATGACTCTCAAAGAAACAGTAAGATAAGTTTTGATGTTGGCCCTGCACACGCTGACCACGCACCTTCAGTAAAGTCTCAGGGTGTTCTAGGACAGATGGCAGGTAGTCGTGCAGATGAAGTTATAGCAGATGACGTAGAAGTACCAAATAACAGCTTTACTCAACCGATGAGAGACAAATTAAGTGAAGCTGTAAAAGAATTTGATGCGATATTGAAACCTAACGGTAAAATTACCTTTCTCGGTACACCACAAACAGAACAATCTTTATATCTGACTCTTGAAGAGCGTGGATATACAACACGCATATGGACTGCACGTTATCCGGAACTAAAAAACAACTATGGAGACAGATTAGCTCCCAAGTTAGCTCAGAAGCTATCAGAAGAGCTTGTAAAGCCTAAAGATCCTGTTGACCCAGAAAGATTCAGTTCAATTGATCTGATGGAACGTGAAGCTTCCTATGGTCGTTCTGGGTTCTCCTTACAGTTTATGCTTGATACAAGCTTATCTGACCAGGATAGATACCCTCTAAAATTATCAGACCTTATCATCAGCAGTGTTAATCCTGATCATGCACCAGAAAAGGTCATATGGTCATCATCTCCAGAGTATGTAATCAAAGAATTACCCTGTGTAGGGTTTAATGGTGATCATTTCTACCGACCAGCCCAACAATTCGGTGACTGGATTGAATATACAGGCTCTGTTATGTTCGTAGACCCCTCTGGAAAGGGTAAAGATGCCACTGGTTACGCTGTCGTAAAGATGCTTAATGGAAATCTATATGTTCCCGATGCAGGGGGTCTTAACGGTGGTTACAGTGACGCAGTATTAACAACCCTATCCAAGATAGCCAAGACTAATAAAGTTAATACAATCCTCGTAGAATCAAATATGGGTGGTGGTATGTTTGCAGAACTGATGAAACCCTTTCTTATGAGGTATCATCCCTGCGAAGTAAAAGACGTTAGAAACAATAAAACTAAAGAATTACGCATAATTGATACCCTTGAACCTGTAATGAACTCTCATAGGCTCATAATAGACCGTAAGGTAGTAGAAAAAGACTATAGGTCTAACCCCAACGAAGCACCAGAAAGAAAACTTAAGCTACAACTCTTCTATCAAATGTCTCGTATAACAAGACATAGAGGTTCTCTTGTACACGATGATATCCTAGACGCTCTATCTGGTGCTGTAGCTTACTGGACTGAGTACATGAATCAGGATGAAGACCGTAATATTAGATCTCGTAAGGATGAATTATTAAGAGTACACCTCGATAACTGGGGTTCTCTTATGAATAATTCCATTACTCAGACAGCTATGGGTATGACTCCTTCTCAAATAAGTAATTCTAATGATAATACCGATGGCTTTATAAGTAATTCTTATTAAAGCCCACTTGTAGATAGATCATGGGGGGGACTATAGGGGGGGTCGCTAAGTTCCATCCATAGACTTATCATAGCTATATTATAAATCGACCATAGATTTGACCTTCATCAGCATCTTCTTTATAATTAATCCATAGGTTCTCTCCCCATTAGTTCCTATAAAAGACCCTTGTAGTTTCCTTCTGGGTGGTCCTACATAGGGTCTTACAAAATATTTTTGACACAAAAATTTGAAGGGTTTACGCATATATACAAATCTAAAATTTACCCCATATATAAAACTTTTTGCAGATATTTAAGCTATAACTACAGTCTTTTTTATGTAGTACTGTCATAGAGACAGCACTGCAAGTTAATCTATACCTGGTCTTTCGTAGATTTTATAGTGTTTTGGACAGTAAAAGGACAATAATTGGACAGGGTGGGGGGATATATAGGGTCTATTGTTACAAAGTGTTAAGATATTTATGTTTTTATATTATCGATAGCGACCTATAGTAATAATTCAATCAGTACTAGAAATTATTTTTATAGTACTATTCCCAGAAACTAATTAATTAAATGGCTTTTATTTCACAAGAGGACAAAAAGGAACTATTACCAGGCATAAAGAAAGTTTTAAAGACTTTTAATATGAAAGGTACAGTTTCTATAAACAATCATTCAACGCTTATAGTTACCTTATCTCAAGGAGATTTAGATTTAATAAGCGTAGAAAACAAGTTAAGAGTTTTAAGACATTCACATAATCCAAACAGAGATTTATATCTGGTAGATAATGGACACTTTCAAGAGTCTTATCATCATTTAGATAAATTAATTGAAATTGGAGAACATGAAGTCTTTAATTTTTATACGGCTTTATTTAAAGCTATGAAAGGAACTAAATGGTTTGATAAGTCAGATATGATGACAGACTACTGTCATATAGCTTACTTTATGCATATAGATGTAGGTAGAAGTAGCTTAAAGCCTTATATCTGCACTAAAAAACCTGGACAAGTAGGTTTTAAACCTAGTACTTATGGAAGTATTGTTTAAACCTTTTAAAGATCCCTTAAAGCATCCTTTTATATAAGGATGTTTTAAAGGTTCTTTAAAGAACCTTAACCCAGAAAATTATTTTTAAATGAACTTATTGAAATTCAGTAAGGGTAATAAGAAGTTATCTAAAGATACTCTTATATTCTCCTTACCAGCTGGTAAAACTTGTCCAGGTGCTAGTCTTTGTCATTCTTTTGTTTCTATTAATAAAGATAATAAAAGAGTTATACAAGATGGTGTAAACACTGAGTTTAGATGTTATGCAGCATCCCAGGAGGTTATGTATACAGCTTTATATCAAAAGCGTAAATATAACCTTGATCTTTTACTTGATGCTTTAAATAGTTTTAATGCTGTTGATTTAATCAATCAATCATTAAACAAGTATCTTACTAAAAGCATTAAAAAAGTAAGGATACATGACTCAGGAGATTTTTTCTCAGGAGAATATCTAAGGGCCTGGTTAGCTGTAGCTAAACTTAACCCTAGTATTCAGTTTTATTGCTATTCAAAAAGTCTTAACCTTTTTGGAACTAATGTATCTATACCAGATAATTTTTATTTAACTGCTTCAATGGGCGGTAAGTATGATTATTTAATTCATAAGGGATATTTTAAAAGATATGCAATTGTTGTTAATTCAGTTAATGAAGCTTACAGCCTGGGCATATTACATCGAAATAAACCTTATGAGATAGATAAAGATGATAGTAGTTGCTTAAAGGATGAACCATTCGCTTTATTGCTGCATGGAACCCAGCCAAAAGGTAGTAAAGCAAGTAAAGCTTTACAGGCTATCAAAAAGACTAAGGTTAAAGCTTAAACAATCTCTTAAAGCGTCCAGTTATGGACGTTTTAAAAGGTTTTTTATAAACCTTATTATCTCAGTTATTTTTTTAATTGTTATGTCTAACAAAAGCAACCACGAAGCAGAATTAAAAGCTGCTAAACGTGCAGAAATAGAGCGTATATGGTTCGCCCAGGAAGCAACTAATAAGGAATTATTAGAAGCTTATAAAGCTCTTGACGTTAAGGAGAATAAAGAGCCTAGTTAATTCTAGGCTTTTATTTCTTTTTATTTTTTATTATTCCTGGTCTTATTATCCTTAGCGAAACTTTAAATGAACCTATTAAGAATTTTTTTAATTGAATTTTTAACAGGTTCTTTACGAACCTCAAACCCAGATTATTATTTGTTATGTACAAATTTACAAAAGCTGACCTAGTTCCTGATACTGGTAAACCAGCTACAAAAAAAGAATTTGACCTTATCAGGGGGTATTTAAAAGGAATGGAAGGTCATTGGCCTGACTCATTAATAGAATACCTTGTTCATTCAGTTGATAAGTATCAACTTATGCAAAATTATGTGGGGTTTTAATATGAAACTTTGTACAAATCAAGAGTTTCCTTTGTCAATTTTAAAAGGAGCTTTAATAACCTCACCTGTATCAGGGGAGGGGAGATACATAAAAGATATATGTGTCGATATAGAAGACCACGAAATAATTATTGTTGATGATGACGGCAATGGTTTATCTTGGGATTCATTAAAAGATTGGTCTATCCAATTCCAAGGGGGTAGATAGATGGATGATAAGCAAATTCAAGAGTTAATTGAAAAAGTTAACAACCTTGAAAAAGGTTATAAAGATTTATGTTCTGCAAATGATCGTAACAAACAAGCCTTTTTACACGTTATTGAGTTGCAAAAGAATACAAAGAAAATGCTTGAAGAATTTTTTGGCGAGCTTACAAAAGTAACTGGCAAAGACAAAGACCGCAAGTGGATTTTAGATTTACTTGTACACAATGTTGAGTCACTTATAAATATGTTTGTCAAGATTGATGAAAGTCTTAGCGAAAGTTCTACAAGTGCAGCTACAGCTATTACATCTATAGAAAAAAGACTTGCAGAATTGGAGAAAAACCTATGAGTGATTATCCGTACAACCTTACAGCCATAGCTACTCATTTAAGGGAGCTTGCAAAGTCTATTGCTAAGAAGCTAGACATAAGTGAACAGGATGCCTGGGATCTTTGTATTGAAAAGCTTGAATCTAAATACCTACACATGACAAGAGAGGATAATAATGATTCAATGTCCTAACTGCAACAGCGACAATACTATTG